GTTAAAAAATATTGTAATAGAAAATGTTATATGGATAGCAAAAAAGGTAAACCACCTATTGTTATGACGGATGAAGTTAAAAATAAACTATCGGTGATTAGAAAAGAATGGTGGAAAAACCACAAATCCTCATAAAAAAAGTTAATGAGGTATACGCTAAAATAGAATCGGATAAACACATACTAAGAGAGTTATCAGACTTTTTTACGTTTTTTGTCCCAGGATATCAATTTGTTCCAGCATTTCGAAATAAAATTTGGGATGGCCGCATAAGACTCCTGAATTTACAAAGTTCAATGTTATACCGTGGATTGTTAAACTACATTGAACAGTTTGCGGAAACAAGAGGTTACACTTTTGAATTCTTGGATGGTTTGGATGTTGAAGATGATTGTAGTGTATACCATGCAGAAAAGTTTATTAAAGAATTAGACATACATGCTCGTGGTGAACCAATTGAAGTGAGAGAACATCAGTTGGCAGCATACATTCATGCCATGCAAAAGAAACGATCTTTATTATTATCTCCTACCGCTTCAGGTAAATCTCTTATCATCTATCTTATCTTTAGACAACTGTGGCAATATCAAAACTTAAAAGGATTAATTATTGTTCCAACCACTTCTTTAGTTGAACAGTTATATTCAGACTTTGCAGATTACAACAACGATAATATGGAAGAACAACTTCATCGTATCTATCAAGGCAAAGAAAAAGACACCAACAAACCGTTGACAATATCCACTTGGCAGTCATTGTATAAAATGCCAAAAGAATATTTTGAACAGTTTGACTATGTGATTGGTGATGAAGCACACAACTTTAAGGCACAATCACTCACTTCTATTTTAACCAATTGCGTTAATGCCAAATATCGCATAGGTCTTACTGGTACTTTAGATGGTACCAAAACACACAAACTTGTATTGGAAGGTTTGTTTGGTCCTGTTAGAAAGGTAATTTCAACAAAAGAGTTGATTGACAAAGGTGAAGTATCAAACTTTGAAATTAAATGTCTAGTTTTAAAACATTCAGATGAAGATTCCAAATTAATAAAAGATAAAACGTATGCAGAGGAAATTGATTACTTGATTTCTAATGAGGCAAGAAATAAATTCGTTAAGAATCTTGCAGTTAGCTTAGGCAAAAATACTTTAGTGCTATATCAAATGGTTGACAAACATGGCAAAATACTGTATGATATGATTAAGAACACCAAGAACATTGGTGATAGAAAAGTATTTTTTGTGCATGGTGGTGTTGATGCATCCGACAGAGAAGAAATTAGAAGAATTATGGAGATTGAACAAGATGCAATTGTTGTGGCTTCTTTTGGCACTTTTAGTACTGGTATTAATATTAGGAATTTGCATAACATTATATTTGCGATGCCAACAAAATCAAGTATACGGACTCTGCAAAGCATTGGACGAGGCTTACGACAATCAGAAGGCAAAGAAATTGCAACACTCTATGACGTTGCAGACGACCTTAGAGTCGGCAAACACATGAACTATACTTTAAAACATTTCGTGGAAAGAACTAAGATATATAATGAGGAGAGGTTCCCATTCAAGATGTATAAAATAGGACTTAAAAATGGATAATATTAAATTAGTCAGATTACAGAATGGTGAAGATATTATTGGCTTTGTGACCGACAAAGATAATGGCAGATACGATGTTGTTGAACCTATGACCGTAGATTTAGATTATAGAACACAACGGCCTGGTTTGGTTATGAAACATTTGTTGCCAATACAACTAGTTAAAAAAAATGAAATTGTTTTAGAGAATAAAGACATTCTCTTTATGGTAGAACCCGCAGATTCATTTGCAGAGTATTATGTGAATACTGTGGAAAAGATTCGAGAAGTATTGACTGCAAGAGATCTTGTGGATGATATGACAGATGAAGAAGTAAACGACATTATGGATGCATTTGATGAGTTACATCAGGATGGTAATACATTACATTAATACTTTAAACCAGGACATACTCGACTTTACACACTTGTCAAGCGAATGTCAATAACATTATGTGGTAATTATGGCGACTAAACAAAAACATTACATCAACAACGCAGACTTTCTACAAGCTCTTATTGAGTACAAAGAGAAGTCCAGAGAGGCCAAGAAGAACAAATCTGCTCCTCCAGCCATTCCCAATTACATTGGAGAATGCTTCATGAAGATTGCCGAAGGGTTATCACACAAACCAAACTTCATTAACTATACCTATCGAGATGAAATGATTTCGGATGGTATTGAAAATTGTCTAATGTACTTTGATAACTTTGACGAAACTAAGTCTAAGAATCCATTTGCCTATTTCACACAAATTATTTACTATGCTTTTCTCCGTAGAATACAAAAGGAAAAAAAACAATTGTATGTCAAGTATAAAGCCACAGAACAAATGGGTATACTTGATGAAATGGAAATGATGGAGTTTGATGATGGTACCACAAAGCAATTTGAACTCTATGATAATATTGCCGAGTTTATTGGAAACTATGAAGATGCCAGAGCAGCAAAGAAAGCGGTAAAGAAGCCAAAAGGGATTGAAAAGTTCTTAGGAGAATGATATAATGTACAAAGTTAGTTACTATATGACAGGTTCAACTCAATTATTATTTAAGTGGTTTAAGGACCTTACTGAAGCAACGGAGTTTGCAAACAAAAGAACTCCCGATTCTATATTAGAAATAAAACATTATGACAACATTGAATATAAAAAATCAAACCGAAACTAAAAATGTTATTGTTGTATCCGGAGGATTTGATCCGTTACATTCTGGCCACATTGCTTATCTAAATGAAGCCAAAAGTCTTGGTAACACTCTTGTTGTTGGTATTAATAGTGATGAATGGTTGATTCGTAAGAAAGGCCAAGCCTTTATGAATTGGCACGAGCGATCAAAAATAATAAAGGCACTTAAATTTGTTGACTATGTTGTTAACTTTGATGACGCTGATGATACTGCAATTAACCTGTTGTCGATAGTAAAACAAACCTGGCCCAATCATAACATTATATTCGCCAATGGCGGCGATAGAACTAAAGACAACATACCAGAAATGTGTGTTGATGGTGTTCAATTCGTTTTTGGTACTGGTGGCCAAACCAAAACAAATTCTTCTTCAAGTTTACTATCTGAATGGAAATCTCCTAAAACAGAAAGGCCTTGGGGATTCTATCGTGTGTTATATGAAACACCAAACACCAAAGTTAAAGAGTTGATTGTAAATCCTAATCAGTCTTTAACAATGCAGAGGCACCAATATAGAAATGAACATTGGCATGTTGTTGAAGGAGAAGCAACGGTCATTGAAGAAAGATTAAGTTCAAATTCAAAAAACACCTATTACAAACACAATACTATACACATACCAACTGGTGTTTGGCATCAATTACAAAACAACTCAAATGAACCCTTAAAAATTATAGAGATTCAGTATGGTAAAGTATGTGAAGAAGAAGATATTGAGAGAAAATGAAAGAAAACAAGTATAAAATTATTAATATTAATTTAACATCAATTGATAGTGGCACTCCTATATCTGATGTTCCGTGTGGAAGTTGTACGACCTGTTGTGAAGTATTAACTCCCTTTTTAACTCCAGAAGAAGTAACATCGGGTCTTTATCCTCTAAGTCTTATACAACCAGATAAACACATGATCTTGGAAAACCCCAACGTTGGACCCTTGGTGGCGATGTTTAAGAAAACACCAAGCGGTGGATGTTCAATGTTCATTGATGGCAAATGTTCGATATATGATTATCGGCCAAAGTCGTGTAGACAATTTGATTGCCGCAGTCACCATCATCCAGCAACCAGTAAAGTTGCAAAAGAAAAATTTGGCATAGAAAGTGTTAGATAAATGAAAGTAGCAATTATAACTGACCAGCACTTTGGTGCTAGAAATGATTCACCACATTTTTTAGACTATTATGAAAAGTTCTATAAGCATACTTTCTTTCCTGCTCTTGACAATAATGGTATTGATACTGTCCTCATACTTGGAGACACTTTTGACCGCCGTAAGTATGTAAACTTTTATTCTTTAAAACGAACCAAAGAAATGTTCTTTGATGAGTTGGTCAAACGAAACATTCAAGTTCATATGTTGGCAGGTAATCATGATACTTACTTCAAAAATACCAATGATGTTAATTCGGTAGACCTACTACTTCGTGAATATACCAATGTTAATGTGATTGATAAACCAACCACAATTTGGTTAGACAATGAAAAGTATCCTATTTGTATGATGCCTTGGATTTGTCCAGAAAATTATGATGACAGTATGTTTGTATTATCAGACACCGATGCAAATATCTGTATGGGTCATTTTGAAATTGCCGGCTTTGCCATGCACCGTGGTATGCCATCTCATGAAGGATTAAATCGTGAACTTTTTAGACGCTTCGATTGTGTATTCAGCGGTCATTACCATCATCGTTCTTCTAGTGATAACATCACTTATCTTGGAAATCCATACGAACTCACCTGGCAAGATTATAATGATCCGAGGGGTTTTCATTTGTTTGATCTCGATACTCACAAGCTCGATTTTATTGTTAATCCTAATGTAATGTTTCACAAGGTGATATATGACGATAAAGAAGAATCTATTACCGAAATAAACAATAAAGATTTAACCAAGTTTGCCGGCACCTATGTCAAAATTGTGGTATTAAATAAAACTAATCCCTATCTGTTTGACAAGTTTATGACCAACTTATATAATGTTAATCCAATCGATATTACCATTGCGGAAGACTTTGCTGACTTGACAGAAGGCATAGAAGATGATATGATTAATGAAGCTGAAGATACAATCACAATCATTAACAAGTTTGTGGATGGTATTAAAGAAGAACATATTGATAATGACAAACTCAAAACGGTATTAAAAGAACTGTATGTTGAGGCATTGAACCAAGAACAGGCATGAAAAAATATCACATAAGATTTAACCAACAACACAACGGATCAGGATTTGTGTGGAGAGTTTTTGAGGACGGAGAAGAACACCTCGTTAAACATGTTCGAATTAATGTTCCCTCGTTTGATGAAGAAACTGTGGAGCTCGGCGCAACAAAATGGAATATTGTTTGTAGTGGTTCTATGAACATCGTGGATGATATTGCAACAATAAATTAATATGATTATATTTCAGAAAGTCCGTTGGAAGAATTTCTTATCAACAGGCAACGCATTTACGGAAATCAATTTCCAAAAGTCGCAGAACACCCTCATCATTGGGCACAACGGTGCGGGTAAATCCACTATATTGGATGCCTTGTGTTTTGGTCTTTTTGGTAAACCGTTTCGTAAGATTAACAAACCACAACTAATAAACTCTATCAATCAACAGGCTGCAGTTGTTGAAATTGAATTTGCCATTGGTAAAAAACAATACAAAGTAATTCGTGGTATTAAACCAAATACATTTGAAATCTATTGTAATGATGTCTTGGTTAATCAAGATGCTAAGGCCGTAGATTACCAAGAACACTTAGAGAAGTTCATTCTCAAATTAAATTACAAATCGTTTACTCAAGTGGTTATTCTTGGTTCGGCTTCGTTTGTTCCATTTATGCAATTATCGCCGGCAGACCGAAGAGCAATCATTGAAGATCTATTAGATATTCAAATCTTCTCCTCTATGAATGGTGTTGTCAAAGAGAAGATGTCTGCCATTAAAGATATTGCCACAAAAAACAAATATGAAATGGATTTAACTTCTGAGAAGATTAATTTTCAGAAGCAAAGCATTGAAGAACATAAGAACCGTTCTGATGAGGAGATTGCCAAGAAACGCAAAGAGATTGCCGATTCTGTGGATCAAATCTTTACATTGGAAAAAGATATTGATTTAATCCAAAAACACATACAAATAATGCAGAGTAAGATTGCCGATCAAATGTCGGTTCAAAAGAAAAGTTCCAAACTATTACAGTTAGAATCTAAACTAGAATCTCGCATTAAGAAGATTGATAAAGAGGTATCGTTTTATGAAGAACACACAGACTGTCCAACCTGTAAACAAGGAATCGGAGAAGAATTCCGAACTGAGCAAGTTTCTACACTCTCTAATACAAAATCAGAGGTCACTACAGCCCTATCAGATATCAATGCTCAAATTACTGCAACAAGCAAACGAATCGAACAAATTCAGAATGGTCTTAAACACATCACGGAACACAACAACGAGGTCGTTAAACACAATTCAACAATATCAGCAATTAATAAGTTTGTTACAAAACTACAAAGAGAAGTAGAAGAACTGACCAGTCATAAAGATAGTCTTGAAGAAGAAAATGCCAAACTGAAAGAACTCAGAGAAGAACTTGGTGTCTTGATTAAGAAGCAAGAAGAACTTTCTACAGAAAAACAATACTATGAATTTGCTGGCGCCTTGTTGAAAGATACTGGCATCAAAACAAAGATTATCCGTCAATACTTACCTATCATGAACAAACTGATTAATAAGTACTTGTCTGCAATGGATTTCTTTGTCAATTTTAATATTAATGAATCGTTTGAAGAAACAATTAAATCTAGACACCGTGATGAATTTAGTTATGCTAATTTCTCCGAAGGTGAAAAGATGCGTATTGACTTGGCACTACTGTTTACATGGCGACAGATTGCTAAGTTGAAGAACTCTACCAATACCAATCTATTAATTCTTGATGAAGTATTTGATTCTAGTTTAGATACAGTAGGTACGGAAGAGTTCTTGAAGTTGATTCATGAGATGGGAACAGATACTAATGTGTTTGTTATCTCACATAAAGGCGACCAACTGTTTGATAAGTTTCGTTCGGTCATTAAATTTGAAAAGAAAAACAATTTTAGTCAGGTGGCAAAATGAGTGTGTTAAGAGAATATACTAATGCGAAACATCGAGAAGCGGAATCTAAACCTTTCGTTCAATATCTCCTTGGTGGAACAATTACAGAACCACATTATGTAATGTATCTACAACAGATGTTTCCTGTTTATGCTATCTTGGAATATTATGCGGAATTGTCTGGTTTAATTCAAGATTTACCAGACATAAAAAGGTCTAATTATATTCTACGAGATTTGGCTGAATTACATTCTGGTTATCCGTCCAAAAAATTTGAAAGCACACAAAAGTACCGTAAACACATAGAAGAATTGTTTTACACACCAGAAAAAAGACACCTTCTATTGGCACACATCTATGTTCGACATATGGGTGATTTATATGGTGGAAAAATTATTGCAAAAAGAGTACCTGGTTCTGGCAAAGCATATCAGTTTGAAGATAGGCCTGCACTAATCAAAGCATTAGATGCTAAACTATCCACAGAGTTGGTTGAAGAAGCAATACTTGGTTTTGAATTATCTATGGGTATCTTTGATGAATTACAGGAGAAAATAAATGAGTGAAGTTTTTAAATTAGATACGGCAGAAGCGGCTAAGGTAGTATTAAAGAAACAACAACCACAACTATTCAATTTGGTTGCGGAAGACCATCCAATGCTTAAACAAGTTTTGCCGGAGTTTGATTTTAAAAATCCTCCTGTAAATCCGGAAGAGTTTGCTGTTTCTTTGGCCGAAACCTGTAAAGCAAATCATGGTATTGGATTGTCCGCCAATCAATGTGGTTTTCCATACCGTGTATTTGTTATGGGTTCTGACGAAGGATATCTAGCATACTACAATCCGAGTATTGTGTTGAAATCTAAAAAAGAAGTTCATATGATGGAAGGTTGCCTTTCTTTTCCATTTTTGGGATTGAGAATTACCAGACCAGAAGAAATTGCGGTAACATACCAAGACCACAACGGTGACTGGAAAGAGGCACAATTTTCTGGCATATCTGCTCGTTGTTTCCAACATGAGCTTGACCACATGAATGGAATTGTGTATACTAGTCATGCAAAACAAATGGCCTTACAATCAGGTATGGCCAAACGAAACAAAATTTTAAAGAAACTGCGACTAAGATAATGGCAACACCAATTGAGTATGTGGATAAACAATGGGTAGATTGGCAGGAGAATAATCCTGTAGATAAGTTTGAACACATTGATGTTGAATCGATGAAAGAAGTCTTGATTAAAGATTTGACTTATGCTTCCCAAATGGATGTTCGTGAATACACTTTGTACCAGAAGTGGTGCGAAGTCAAAGAAAGATATCCAGTTGAAGATGTATCTACACTATGGGGTAGTGAAGTTCAGATGATTAATCCTGAACAAAAGAAATTGGTTGATAAGGTCAAGGCAAACTTTTGGATGCCAGAAGGTCCTGATGATTATGAGAAATTAAAACCTACAATGGTTATTTCTAATGGTGAATTGGCAGAAACTTGGAATGCCATTCGTACCTTTTCTTCCACTATGAAGAACAACAGTAATATTGGTCGTAATCTATTCTATACAGTAACAGATGAAGTAACAGGTAAATACCTTGGTGTTATCTGCATCTCCTCAGACTTCCTGGACTTGACTCCGAGAGATAACGCAATCGGATGGTCTAGAGATGTTAAGACACAGCAAGGTATGATTAATCACACCGCAATTGGTTCTACAATCGTTCCATTGCAACCTCTAGGTTTCAATTACATGGGTGGAAAATTACTAGCCATGTTATGTTTATCAGATACAGTTCAAAAGGATTGGAGAGAAAGATATGGTGATACTTTGGTGGGAGTTACTACTACTAGTCTTTATGGCAATACTAAGTCTGGCGGTCTTTCTCAATATGATGGATTAACGCATTGGAATAAAATGGGATTCTCCTCAGGTTCTGTGGCATTTGAACCATCGAGAAGCACCAAACGATTGGTGTTTGATTGGATTAAAGAGAAACATACCCGTAAATATTTTGAATGGTGGGAAGCCAAGAATATGCAAGGCCTTCCATTGAAACGTGACCATAAGAATCGTTCATTAAACTTTGCCTATTCAAAACTAGGAATACCAAAAGAATTGATTCGTACCGAACATCAACGAGGAATCTATTTTTCACCACTCTACAATAACACCTTTGAGTTTCTTAGAAAAGAGATTACAGATGAACAGTTGGTAAAATCATTCGATACCAGTGAACAAACTCTTTCGGATATTTGGAAGAAACAATATGCCAAAGGTCGTATCTCGATGTTGAAGAAAAAGAATACCGTTTCATATGAAACATTGTTCTACGATGATTTAATTTATTTGTCTTGGGAAGATACCAAGGCCAAATATTTGCCACAAGTTGGCAGATAAACAAGTATACCACCAATATACTTGACACACACACATATATAATGATATGATGTGAGAACTTGCATAGAGCAAGGTTTTAATTTAACTATGATACAGGAGTTTTATAATGAGTAAATTGTCCGCTAAAGAGCGTATGTTGGCCACATTGAAGAAGCAAGATGGTTACAACACTTTCACCACAGCCCAAGCGCAAACCCGTTTCGGCATCAGCAATGTTGCAGCTCGCATCGATGAGCTTCGTAAAGAAGGCAACTGCATTTACACCAATTCCAAAACTTTGGAAAATGGCCGTAAGATTACTTTCTATCGCTTAGGTACACCTACTAAAGCAATGGTTAAGGCAGCATTAAGTGCCGGTTATTCTTTCACTGCCTAATCGGTAGACACAGACTAAGAGGAGTTGGACTTGTGCCAATCTCCTCTTTTTTATTTTAAAAATCGGAGAACAAATGGAAATATCAATTAAAAAAGAAGATTTACAAACAAAGAGTTTGTTCGTGGCGACACCAATGTATGGTGGTCAGAATCACGGCCTCTATATGAAAGCCTGCCTGGATCTACAGTCAGCATGTATTCAATATGGCATTTCTGTGAAGTTCTCTTTTTTGTTTAATGAATCACTAATTACACGAGCAAGAAACTATCTCGTAGATGAATTTATTCATCGTTCAGACTGCACCCATATGTTGTTTATCGACTCAGATGTTCACTTCAATCCACAAGATGTGATTGCAATGTTGGCTCTTGATAAAGATGTTATTGGTGGTCCATACCCCAAGAAAGCAATTAAGTGGAAATCTGTTAAGACAGCAGTTACAAAAAATCCAGATATTGAACCTCAGTTGTTGGAAAAAGTTACTGGTGATTATGTTTTCAATCCAGTTAAAGGTACCGCACAGTTTAATGTTACCGAACCACTAGAAGTTCTAGAAATTGGAACTGGTTTCATGATGATTAAACGAAATGTATTTACAAAAATGGAAGCAGCTTATCCATCCATTCGTTATAAACCTGACCATGTAGGTCAAGCTAACTTTGATGGTTCACGATACATTCATGCTTTCTTTGATACAGTCATCGACACTAAAGATTCGATTACTGGTGGTGGTTCTGACCGTTATCTTTCGGAAGATTATATGTTCTGTCAAATGTGGCGTAAGATTGATGGAAAAATTTGGTTGTGTCCTTGGATGAGAACGACACATATTGGCACATATCACTTCCAAGGAGATATGCCTGCTGTTGCTAATTTTGTCGGAGAGATGTGATGGCAAATTTTACTTTATCAGAAATTCCTGAGGAAGAAAAAATTAAAATTATGTTAGAAAGAGATAGGATAGTTGCAGAAGCTCCTTATCATCCTGGTTATGAAGATGCTGCGATGGGACCAACAGTAAAAGAACCCGGTCGTAAATTTGATGGTGGCAAACTAGAATATGGTTTGTTACCGCCACTAGCACTAGAAGAGGTTGTTAAAGTATTAACCTTTGGTGCTCAGAAGTATGAAAGAGATAATTGGCAAAAAGTGCCAGATTCCAAACGCAGATATTTTGATGCATTACAACGGCATACATGGGCTTGGAAACAAGGTGAAAAGTTTGATCCTGAATCTGGTATTCACCACTTAGCACACGCTATGTGTTGTATGATGTTTTTATATGAGCATGATGTGAAATACTCCAAATATGACGGAGAAGATATTGCCAAAGTCATGGTGGACGAGTATAATAATAGAAGTAAATTACATAATGGAGAAAGTAAATGAAGTTATCAAATGAAACACTAACAGTCTTAAAAAACTTTTCTGGTATTAACCAAGGAATTCAGTTCAAACAAGGCACTAAACTTACCACAGTTTCAGCAGGTAAAACTGTTCTTGCTCAAGCAGAACTCAAAGATAGTTTTCCGCAAGACTTTTGTGTATATGATTTGAACCAGTTCTTGTCAGTAAATTCTTTGTTTAAAGATTCTGCTGAATTGGAGTTTGATGATTCCAATGTTATCTTTAAATCTGGTCGTTCTAAGGTTAAGTACCGCATGACTGCCAAAGAGATGATTGTAACGCCTCCAGAGAAAGATATTACACTTCCGTCTGTTGATTGTGAATTCAAACTCACACAAGAAGATTATGAGTGGGTTATGAAAACTGCCAACGTTCTTTCTTCACCACATATTGGCATTCGTTCTGATGGTGAAACTGTTGAGATTATTACCTTTGATGCTGCCGACAACTCCGCACACACGAATTCGGTTCAGGTTGGTGAAGGTAACGGAAACAAATATACAATCGTATTCAAAACAGAGAATATCAAATTAATTCCTGGTACCTATGATGTGAAGATTTCGTTCAAGGGTATTGGTCACTTTCAAAATACAAAAGATGACATCCAATATTGGATTGCTTTTGAAGCTAAAGAAACAAAGATTGGAGAATAAATGTTAATTCACTTTACAGATGCAACAACAAATAGTTCTATTGCTGTCAACCTTAGTCAACTGGTCTGTGTATTCACCGTTGAAGAAGAAGGTGTTGAGAAAACCATTTTAAATATGTTGAATGGCAATTTAGCCATTAAAGAAAACTACCTCGATGCTGTTGGTCGAATCAATGGAGAATTAAAATAATGCCTACAGTTCAAACATTATTTGGAACGTTTGACGATGATCAACTCAAGGCTCTCAAGGGAGCCATTGAAGAAATTAACCATTCAATGAATTTGATTGATGTTCAGAATACTCAAATCAAAGATATTGTAAATGCAACTTATGATTCTTTAAAGGTTCCTAAGAAAATCATTAAGCGCATGGCTAAAGTTTATTATAATCAATCTCTACAAACAGAGGTTGCCGAATTCAAAGAGTTCGAAGCATTATTTGAAGGCATTACAGAAGTAAAATAAGAAGTTTATATATTATGGGAGTTTGTGATGGAACATTTATTATGGGTCGAGAAGTATCGGCCAAAAACTATTGAAGATTGTATTTTACCAGATGCCATTAAATCTACGTTCCAAGAGTACGTTAACAGAAAAGAAATACCAAATTTACTTTTGGCTGGTACGGCAGGTGTCGGAAAAACTACAATTGCTAAAGCATTATGCAATGAGGTCGGTTGCGATTACATTGTCATCAATGGGTCTGACGAGTCTGGCATTGATGTCTTACGGACAAAAATTAAGAACTACGCTTCATCAGTATCTCTTGCTGGTGGCCGTAAAGTTATTATCATTGATGAGGCCGACTATCTTAATCCTAATTCGACACAGCCAGCACTCCGTGGAGCAATTGAAGAATTCTCCTCAAACTGTTCATTCATCTTTACTTGCAACTTCAAAAACCGCATCATCGATCCAATTCATTCTAGGTGTTCGGTGGTCGATTTTAAAATTAACGGTTCTAAAGCCAAAATGGCGGCAGCTTTCTTCAAGCGTTGCGAATGGATCCTTGATCAAGAAGGTATTACATACGATAAAGAAGTGGTCGCAGCTGTCATTACAAAACATTTTCCAGATAATCGTAGGGTTCTCAATGAACTTCAACGATATTCGGTTTCTGGTACAATTGATAAAGGTATTCTCAGTAATGTTGCTGACATACAACTTGGTACTTTGGTTTCTGCGTTAAAAGAAAAAGACTTTGCATCTACTCGTAAATGGGTTACTAACAACCTAGATAACGATCCAGTTAAAATCTACCGTAAACTCTACGATACTTTGTATGAAGTATTAAAACCACAATCAGTACCACAGTTGGTTTTAATCTTGGCTAAGTATCAGTACCAAGCCGCTTTCGTGGCCGACCATGAGATTAATATGGTGGCTTGTTTAACAGAAATTATGGTGGATTGTGAGTTCAAATAATGCCGGACCTGTTCAAAGAGGTACTCCCTTCTATACTCCAAACTAAAAAGTCTGTCTTTCAAGACGCCTATGATTATAAGGATTACAAACCTTTTGTTGTAAATCGTGCTTTGTCGTACCATATGGACTGTGTTCTCTATGTAAATGAGATGAACATTCATACTGGAATCGACTCGGATATGCAATATTCGTATCTTCTAAATACAATAAGACCAATGAAACGGAAATTCCAACCGTGGCAGAAATCAGAGGTCGACAAAGATATAGAATGTGTGAAGCAATACTTTGGCTATTCCAATGAAAAAGCCAAGGAAGCTTTGCGTATCCTAAATGATGAACAAATCGCTGAAATAAGAATAAAAACAGCAAAAGGCGGAGTGAACAAGTAATGATTTCAATTATAGATTTAGTTGAAGTTACATTAGGTGAGAAAGATGACTTCCTCAAGGTTCGTGAAACGTTAACACGAATCGGTGTAGCTTCCAAAAAAGATAGAACCCTATACC